GCTAGAAACGACTCCAACGCTTTCAACTCGCAGACTCGCACTATACGGGATATATGTATGTAACTACAACCTATCCTAAGGATGCTATCTGTAACCGTAGGGCGGGTGAGACTTGAACTCACGATCTTCACCTTATAAGAGTGACGCCTTCACCAACTTGGCCACCGCCCCGTAGTAACTACTATATTATATTATTTCCATGCTGTCTAGAGCATTTGCTATATTTGGTGGCATTATAAGATTTTCATTTCTTATCTTTCCACCCCTTAATTGTAACTCTCTATCGCTATCAGATTCAAGCATATCGTAGGAATAAATTTCTATTTCCTGCATATGATCACGACGGGTCTTAGCAATTGCATTATATATTGATCCACATACGGCATCTGCTAAGTCCTTGCTTCCCTTTCTAGGATGGTCTACTTTATCTCCACGAATTCTTAGTTGTAGTAATTCATCAATTAATAGTTTTATGTTTGGACCATGAACTCTTTCTTCAGTTATTAACATGGCAAAATCTTCATAATGCTTCTTCCCAACAGATAAAATTTCTGTATTAATTCCATATGCCTTTAATTGTTGCATCATGTCATGTGAGTTCCATCTATCAAATGTCACCACTCTTAAATTAAATCCGCGTTCTCTTAACTGAATGATATAGTCTTTTACTTCAGATAAGTCTACACTTTGTGTAGACGTTGGCTGCCAATATCTAACTGCATCTACGATAACGCGAGGAGAAGCCTCAGTAAATGTCCCCGCAATTTTCATCTGTACCCATGAATCTACATGAGATAAAGATACAGCACAATTGTCATGTTTTTGTGCAAGATCAACGTGAACAAAATATTCTTTATCCTGCTGTGGCAGAAACGAGGTATCGAATCTGCCGTCTGTATCTACAAGTATTTTGGGGTTTGAAAATGCTATTTCTATCTTCTCCCGCGATTTAAAGAATGCATCTGTTGCTTCTGGCGGCATACAGGCAAATCTAGTGAAAGCATCTAGTGGATCTTTATAAAATGCAACTGTAAAGTCGGTTATTTTTCTTGTGGGATTAAAATCCCAGGTCGGTCTTTTTAGTGCAAAGATCTTAGGCAAACTATATGAAGCAATATGATCTTCTTCCCACTCTATAGAAAATTCATTTTCCTCTTGACCGTCTGGCAAATCTGGATCAATCTTAAATGTATATGATTTAATAATTGTTTCTTTTTCTGCCACGGCTTCATTATATTTTTGCTGAATAAAGTCATTTCTAAATCTAGGGAATGAAAGCATAACTACTTTGCCAAAGTCTGGGAAGCGGGAATCTACTGATCCCTTATACATTTTATAAATAGCAGATGATGTTTTAGGGCTTTGTCTACCAGTAGTATTTTCTAATTCAAATCCTGATATCTCATCAAGGATCGCTATTAAGACGTTGTATCCTTCCCATGATTCTGCTTCTGAGTGTCCAGAATGAATAGTGATGGACTTATCAAATTCGATAGAGTTCGCCTTTGGAATATATCTTCCTTGGAACCAGGGAGATCGTTCAACGATTCTTTTAATTCCTTTAAAAAATACACGGTTTGCTTGAACTGCGTTGATAGCAATGTTAATAATATCAATTGAGTCTCCTGGAGGTTTACCATAGTACTTTGCTGGATCTTTAAGACATAAGAGTAAGTGTACCACATATGCACAACCAATGGTGGAAATAAAATCCTTTCCACCGCCCTTACCAATCTGTAATATTACTTCATTACAGGTCTGCGCCCATCTTTTTTCTCCATCTTCCTGACCAAGCCACTTACTAAGTGTTTCTTTTTTATAAACTTGAGTCATTGCCTTGATCGCTTGATATTGATAATCAGATAGCGGAGGAAGATCTAAATAGTTATTATCAGTAACAAATTCTTCTATTGTTACTGGAGTCTCCTCAAATAGATCTCCATCTAGCGCATCAAGGAAGTCAGAGAAATCAACCAACTTCTTCTACCTTGCCAGTAACTTCACTTAATCTTTTAGCAACTTCTACACGACAGACATTACAATTAGATGTAACTTCTTTTAAAATATTAACTAGAACTTCTTGCTTTCTTTCAGTTTCTAGGAGTTGGGCAGATAATTCATTATTTTCAAGAAGCCCAGCCTTCTGCAACATATCTATTCTTTTTTGCTCTACATCTGCAATCATCTTAAGAGTAGAAGCCTTAGTGCCGTACTGTTGATTAGCATCTGCTTGATCTACAGTCTCCCACGCACGCTGAATGATCATAGAATAATGCTGGTCAGCGCCAGAAAGTGCTTCCTTGGCCCTCTCGCGGATACGGCTATCTCCAGATACTAACTCTCTCCATGTATCTATATGCTCAAGTACCTGTGATCTTTTAATGCCAAGGAATTTAGATATATCTGTTGGATTTTTACCTTTTAATAACTCTTCAACTACTAAATTCATTTGATCAAAAGAACTAGTTAACTCAATCTCTGACAAGTTGCTTCTTCCTTCTGCTCTTTTTTGCTCTAACTAGACCCTTCAGACGATCTACATAGAATGCGCGAAATTCTCCAGTCGCAGGATTTCGACAATCAATCCAAGTAACATCCTTTTCTGAATTATGTGCCATTAATATAAAGATAAACTCTCCACGAACATTTTTAAATGTAATTCTATCTCCTGGCTTTATAACATCTTTTAAAAATTCTAATTCATAATAAACATGAATATTTTTATTTATTGAATAAGGAACAGAATCAACATCTTTTTTCTTACGGGGCATATTGTCTCCTAAAGAGAGTAACCGTTATTACGAGTAGGACTCCAGACCATACCTGGACCATCTATATTCCTAAGAACTTGATATCCACATTCTTCACAACGTTGACTATCTCTATCTGAAATCTTAGATATTATTTCTAAGTCTATATCGCAAACCTTACAATAATAAGTATAAAGCGGCATCCTATCTCCAGTTATCGCTATTCGCTACCTTTAATAATACCAGATACCCTATTAGATCGTCAATATCATTATCTCCAGGGTATTCTCCACCGCGAGCAAACCTACTTAATTTATCATCTATGCGAACTCTTAATTGTTCTTTTTCATCAGATTTAGAAAATATTCTTATTGGATCTAATGCAGAATTTCCATACGCCCTATTTTTCTGGATTAAAAGTTGTTCTATCTCCTTGCATATTCTAGAAATTTCTTTTTCCACATTAATATTTGGCATGTGGCTTGCTTTCTCCAAGGCTGGCGGAACTAACTTCTACATACATTGAGTCTTCATACAACTCTTTTAGATTATGCGCCCCACTATATGATAAACCGCTACCTAAGCCACCTTTAAATTCTTCTAATACTTTTTCTAAAGAACCTTTATATGGAACAGTTGTTTCTACCCCTTCTGCTACAGAAACCTTTCCAATGGCATCCTGCTGTGCCTCTTCACTAGCCATCCCACGGAAAATTTTGTATTTTCTATCTCCCTCAGAGTGAATAATACCTGGAGATTCATCTGTTCCAGCCAAATAACTTCCTAACATTACTGCGTCAGCGCCTGCTGCCAGGGCCTTTACTGCGTCACCGCTATTTCTTATTCCACCATCTGCAACTAATGATGCTCCATCATGATAATCAATTCTTTCACGAATGTCCATAATAGATGCTAATGTTGGCATACCATGACCGCTTACTAATCTTGTGGTACAAACAGACCCACCGCCAATACCTACGCGAATAGAGTCTGCACCAGCATCTTGCAATCTCATGAATCCATCATAATTAGAAACATTTCCAGCCATAATATGAATCTTATTACCAATATTCTGTCGTACTTTCTGTACTGCCTTAATTGCATAATCACTATGACCATTTGCAGTATCTATTAAAATTAGATGTATGCCTTCTGTGGCTGCAGCAAATGCTCTTTCTAAATAGTCGCCCTTAGCACCTACTGCTACGCCTAAAGATACTGGGTCTGTTGTTCTAATAAAAGAAACTTCTTCGCGCATTCTTTCGATAGACATGTATCTATGAATAATGCCAAATCCACCAAGTTTTCTAATAGCATATGCCATATTACCATCGCATACTGTATCCATTGGAGCGGCTATAACTGGAATTCTTAAAACTATAGTTCTCCCATTATTACCAATAGAAGTAGAAATATCTACTTCTTTCCTGCTAGTAACAGTTGAATGTTGTGGTACTAATAGTACATCGTCAAAGCATAGATTTGACTTTTTATATAATCTCATCATTAATCCTTAAACTTAGCAATAAACGTGCCTGTTACAGCAAACTCTTTATATTCTATAATATTTGAAAATTTACCTAGAACTCTTTCAGTATTCCAATCTTCCTCCACATGAACCTCATATGGATTATTATTAATGGCGTCCTGATGGTAATGAATAATTGGTACTGATATCAAGGCATACTTAGCCTGCTTAGATACTTTATCCCAAACTGTCAAAGCATCATCTTCAGACATATGCTCTAAAATATCGCCAAATATAACTAGGTCATAATTAAAATTTTCGATATTCCTAACATCATCAATAATTAAATCATTGTATCTATTAATTAAATTAAATTGATCTACATAGGGCTGCCATACTTCTACTGCCGTTACATGTGTAGAACTTGGAAGGTCGCGGCGGATAATATCTAAATATACACCTTGTCCAGCACCTACATCTAATACTGTTTTTGGATTTATTTCTTTAATTTTTTCTGCCGCCCACGGCTTATTTTCTGGATCAGAAAATCCCATCTAAAACCCTCCTACTTTGACTACTTTGAAATGTAGATTCTACTGCTGCTAGTTCACAGCCACTAATAAAATCTGGTCTTACGCAATAAACATTAAACATATGAGTTTGTCTATAAATATGCCAGTCTAGCGGCAAAAATACTGGATTCTTCACGCTATCTATTAATTTTTGTGCGCCTCTTCTATTTAAAACATAACATAACATAGACCAGTCTTGATATGATCTTGATAAAATAGGAGATACTGATCTACTTAGATCAAACTTCCCATATTCGCTTTCAGGAACATAAAAACTGAATACCTCCCAGTCGCTTGGAAGATCATTCATGCATAAAACTAATTTATCATAAAAGTCATCATGGTATTTAATATCATCTTCTATAAGAATTAATAAATCATAATCGCTATCAATAAAATTTTTCCATGCAGAAAAGTTACTAGACCATATTCCTATTTCTCCGTACCGCCAGCCTTGGATATTATCTAGGTTATAGCCGTTTAAATCTAAATTAAAATCAGGATTATTTGAAATAAATTGGTATACGTCAGAGTCATTAGAAATAATATTAGTTGGAGTTTCTAACTCATCAATCTTATTTAATAAATATGATCTTAAACTATTAAAAAGTAAGTCACGCTGATTATTACTATCTACATGAAATATTTTAAAGCAGGCATTATTTATCATTAACTAAATTTTCTCTTTCGATGATCCATTGGGTATAGTTACCATCATTCCAATTTTGGCTTCCATATAAATGTTGTACAACTTCATTGTGGAAGAATCTATGAGATGGAACTAAATAAATCCCATTCTCTATGGCAGAACTAGAATTATTAAATGTTTCAGTATAGTTTATTAAATCTAATTTGTGACCGTTACTTTGTGC